ATTAATCGTGAACTTATTGTATTCGTGCAAATGTTGATCGATCAAGGTCGTACAGAAAATGTACCTTTTGTTGACGAAAATGGAAATCCAGTACTCGTAGCTGACCTACAGACTTTTAAAGATGAAATCATAGACAGGTATTTTACTGCTACCTACGAATACTATGAAGATTATCAAAAGATTAAATCTAGTAGAACAGTTGAAAAGTTATTAGATATATGACCCGAGGCGTATTAATATTTGCCCACAATAGTCCCGATGTTGATTATGGTCTAATGGCCACAATCGCAGGCGGACTGGCTAAAAAGAATCTAGGCGTCCCGGTAAGCCTTGTAACTGACTTAGGTACACTGGCGTGGCTAGAAGAGTCAGGCATATCAATCAAGGCACGAGAAGTCTTTGATCAAATTATAGAAGTTAGCAGACCCTATACTAAAAATGTGAGAAATCTACACGACGGATTTGAAAGCAAAATTATTCCATTTGTAAATTCAAATAGATACAGTGTGTGGGAACTTAGCCCCTATGATCAAACCTTGTTAATAGACAGCGACTACCTAATCTTTTCCGACAAGTTAAATGAGTATTGGTCAGTAAATGCCCCAGTGATGATGGGACATAGCATGACCGACCTTACTGGAGAGCGTGGTGGTATACTAGACAGCCGTGTAAGCGAAACCGGCGTTCATATGTTTTGGGCTACAACAGTGATGTTTGATAAAAGCCCGGAGAGTGAATTCTTTTTTAAATTAGTAGACTTTGTTAAAGACAACTATGTCTACTATGCAGATCTGTTTCGTTTCAATCCTAAGCAGTTTAGAAATGACATTGCGTTTAGTGTTGCTAAACACATCATGAATGGATTTGAAACTGAATTTGCCTACACACTTCCTCCGATATTAACAGTATTTGACAAAGATGTTTTACACAGTGTTGATCGCAATAAATTAACTTTTTTAGTCAGTCAACCTCACGATGTTTCGGCTTTTTGGGCTGCTACAACTCGAGGTGTTGATGTTCACATTATGAATAAACAAAGCATAATCAGAAACAAAGATAGTCTTTTGGAGTTAATATGAATTTTGGCTACCTAATATTTGTAGCGGCCCATCCAGATATAGACTATACTAAATTAGCCTATGCTGCTGCATTGAGTATTAAAAATACACAACGCGAAGGTTACGATAAGGTAGCATTAGTTATTACTGATAAAACACTTTTAGATAACTTAAAAAGTCCCTGGGTATTTGATCAAGTTATCGAATGGCCCGAACAGACATTTTGGGATGGACGTAGTTGGATGGATCAGCTTACACCTTGGGACTACACAGTTTGTATCGATGCTGATATGTTGTTTATACGAGATTATAGTCACTGGATTGACTATTTTGTGGAAAACACGGAGTTGTATGTGGCCAACCGTGCCTATACATTTAGAGGTGAAGTAATTACCAGCGATGCTTACCGCAAGGCATTTACTAAAAACGATTTACCTAATTTGTATTCTATGTGGACTTTTTTTAAGAAAGGCAGTGGCGAAGAATTTTTTGAGTTAGCTCGACAAATTTTTATCAACCCACAAGAGTTTAAAAATTTATATTTGAGTAATCACATACCTAAGGTAATAGGCACAGATGAAGCATTTGCTTTATCTGCTAAACTGTTGGATATTGATAGTGAAATTGCCTACCCTTTAGATTTTCCAAAAGTAGTTCATTTGAAGCCACAAGTGCAAAATTGGCCTTGGGATGCTGACCGTGTAACTGATCAAGCGGGATTTTATCTTAAGAGTAACGGTAGTTTAAAGATAGGCAATTATCAACAGACTGACATCATTCATTATGTTGAAAAAGACATTATTACTGAAGAATTAATCAGTATGCTAGAGGAGATAGTATGGAAGAAAAACTAGACCTTCCTCTTTTTGACGAATGGATAAAAACATTATCGATTCCCGAAGAAACATATTTCTTTGAATTTGATAATGATGGAAATGTAATTGCTCTACATCCTGGCCAGATTGTTAATAATATTAAAAATAAAATTCAAATTGATAATTCTATAGCTCTAGCAATTTATGAAAGTGGTGAAACCTTACGGCATTATAAAGTAGATGTAACTTCGGGAAGAGTTATAAAAGTAAGTCTTGCTAGTATAACAGGCCTACATAAAATTGACGATGTATTGCACCGAGTAATAGACAAACGTTGGACTAATATTACCAAACCAGATATAGCTATTGAGTATGATAGGTCTGAGTCTCTCCTAACATTTAAAATCAACCCATTGTTAAAAACTCTAGAGTGGCAAGGTGATCAAGACATGGTATTTTTAATAACAGAATACAATGATCCTAACGTACTACAAGAAATGATCAGCTTTAATGTCAACGAACTAGTAAAGTATCCACAGAGATTTACGTTGACACTGCCAGCGAAGTTTAGCATTTATACACGAAGAGTTTTTGACAAATATACCTATGAAGACACTAGAGCTTGATATTGTTTTTTTGAGTTATGATGAACCTAATGCCGATCAGCACTACGCTGACCTGTGCAACAAGGTGCCTTGGGCTAAAAGAGTTCACGGTGTAAAAGGTAGTGATGCCGCACACAAAGCCGCAGCAGAACTTAGCGAAACTGAATGGGTTATTACAGTTGATGCAGACAACATTGTTGACAATAGATTTTTTAATCTAGAGTTCGATCCTGATAACAAAGACATACAGGTCTATAGTTGGTTGGCTAGAAATCGTATCAACGGATTACTTTACGGCAATGGTGGACTAAAGATATGGCGTAAGGATTTTATTCTTAACATGAAAAGCCATGAAGCCAGCGACAATGATCGTGCGCAAGTTGATTTCTGTTGGGAAGATGGCTACAAACAGTTTGCTGAATGTTACAGTGAAACGGTTATTACAGGTAGTCCGTTCCAGGCATGGCGGGCAGGGTTTCGTGAAGGTGTTAAAATGACCTTGCTTGATGGTGTTAAGATATCAGCTGACGAAATTAACGAAAGAATTTGGTGGCATAATCTACACAGATTAAAAATTTGGAGTACAGTTGGTGCTCACGAAGAAAACGGTTTATATGCAATACAGGGTGCAAGATTGGGGCAGTGGATGACCAACTGTACCAATTGGAATTATGTAGATGTTAGAGACTTTGAAATTCTAAAAAACATCTACAATGAAAATGTCAATCACAGCGATCTAGAGCAAGACATACAAGAGCTAGGCGTAAAAATTAAACAAGGTATGGCATTTGATTATCCCTACCTTGATGCTAAACAAAGTAAGTACACACTGGATTTATACGAAGAAACAATTAAACTAACTAACACATACCTAAGATGATCTACGATATTTTTTATGTAAGCAAAAAAAGCATTAGCGATGTTGAATGGCAGCAATTTTGTGAACGATTTCCGTCAGCTCAAAAAATTGAAAATGTACAGTCTATTGATGATGTAAAGAAAAAATCATTTACAAAATTCTTTTGGCTAGTATGGGATGATCTAATCGTATTAGAAGATTTTGCACTTGATTATCGTGTGGAAAAATGGGATGAAGAATATGTTCATGTGTTTAAGAACAGTTGTAATGGTACGGAATCCTACATCTCTGGAATAACATTGATTCCTAAAAAAGCAAATATACTCAAAAAAGAATTTGACTTTAAATTCTATGTAAACAAAAAAGAAATTGATATAGTAGCCAGCAAGTTTCAGTACCCTATCAGATATATTAATACCTACGAGGAATATGTTAAAGTTGTCAATGAAGAATCTAAATCTATGTTTTGGTGTGTGCGTAACGATATTAATTTAGTCAACAATGATATCTTTGATTTATATTTTGACCCGTTGGATGGAAAATACGATTACGATCGCAGTATAAATCATGTGTTTAAAAACGGAGAGTCATTTGACGGACTTATGCTGGCTAGTAAAGATAAAATTCTAATGGAAAAAGAATTTAAGTATAGATTTCCTATAGAAAAGAAAGAATGGGATATTGTTGTTAGTGAACCCAAGCCCTACGATGTTGTGTTTATTAGTTACAATGAAACTAATGCAGATGCTAATTACGAAAAAGTGAAATTAAAAAGACCCGATGCTAAAAGAGTACACGGTATAAAGGGTATTCATAATGCACACCTCGCCGCTGCAAAATTAGTCACAACAGAAATGTTTTGGGTAGTAGATGCTGACGCTGAACTAGTCGACGACTTTAATTTTGAAATAGAATACTTCCCACATTATGATGCTGGCAATCGCATAGAGCAACAGACGACAGTGTGGGTATGGAGCAGTAAAAACCCAGTTAATGATCTTGTTTACGGATACGGCGGAGTTAAGTTATTGCCAAAAAAACTAACTTTAGAAATGAATGCAGGATCTGTAGATGTAACAACTAGCATCAGTAACAAATTTAAAGCAGTTAATCAAATCAGCAACATTTCTGCTTTTAATGTTGACGAGTTTAGCACATGGCGAAGCGCATTTAGAGAATGTGTAAAACTAGCCAGTAAAGTAATTGACAGTAAGTACGCTATTGAAACTGACGAGCGATTAGAAACCTGGATAACACAGGGAAAAGATCGCCAGTATGGTAATTTTGCCATTGCAGGTGCAAAGGCCGGAAAAACATTTGGGTATCAATGGATCGGTAATAAAAAAATGCTGTCAAAGATAAACGACTTTGATTGGCTTAAAGAAGAATTTGAAAAATGCTTAACAACAATGTTGACAGAATAAAGAAATTTATTCCGATTATGAATGAAATTTCGCCTACATTTTGTATGGCTAAATGGCATCATACCACAATATATTTACAAACGGGAGAAACACATAGTTGTTATCATCCCCGGCCACACAAAATTCCGCTAGATGAAATTCTTATTGAACCAAGCGCATTACACAACACCAGTCAAAAGAAAATGGAAAGACTGGAAATGCTTAACGGTGAAAAGCCCAGCGGTTGTCAATATTGTTGGAATATTGAGTCAATGGGGGATGACTATGTTAGCGATAGAAAAGAACGCAACAGCACAATTTACACTCCTGAAAGATTTGACGAAATTAAAACAGGGCCTTGGGATCAAAATATAAATCCAGAATATATTGAGATATCTTTTGGCAATGAATGCAATTTTAAATGCGGATATTGCCATCCTAAACACAGCAGCAGCTATCACAAAGAAATAAAAGATTTTGGTCCATACACAATGGTAAAGAATCATCGTAATGATATAAATTGGTTCAAAGTCTATGAAGAAGAAACCAATCCCTATGTAGAAGCGTGGTGGAAGTGGTGGCCTGAAGTTAGTAAGACTCTAAACATTCTGCGAGTAACCGGAGGCGAACCATTACTGCAAGCTAGTACTTGGAGATTGCTAGAGGATCTAGATAAAAATCCCAAGCCTAACCTAGAACTTAATATTAATAGTAATTTTGGAGTCAAGCCCGTTCTTATTGAACGCCTAGCAGAACGTGCTAGCAATTTGGTTAATTCGGGAAAGATTAAAGATTTTAAAATTTTTACCAGCATGGATACTTGGGGAACTCCTGCTGAATATATTAGAACTGGGTTAAATTTAAAAACCTGGGAAAGTAACTTTGAAACCTACATGCAGAAAACATCGTTGCCAATCACTTTTATGATTACATTTAACATATTGTCAGTGCCTAATTTTCAATCTTTATTAAAGAAAATATTACAATGGAGGAAACAACACAGTAATATTTTCAAGTCAACTGAGCAGCGTATTAGATTTGATACTCCCTACCTAAAAGAACCACTACAGTACGATATGAATATTTTACCAAAAGAAGAATTCATGCCCTACATGCATAAAAATTTAGAATTTATTAAATCAAACATCTTTGATAAAAGTCCGGAATACTTTACCAGTTTAGAATATGAAAAATTCCGTCGTGTTGTAGATTACATGGAAACCACAGTGTACTCAGAAGAAAGATTAAAAGAAGGTCGTAAAGATTTTTATAATTGGTTTACAGAATATGATCGCCGTCGGGGAACAGACTTTGTCTCTACATTTCCAGAGCTAGTAGATTTTTATAACAGTTGTAA